GCACCTTCGAGTGCGAGAACTGCAAGGAGCCGATCCGCTACACCTCCCTGCGGGAGATGGACGCCCACGGCGGCTGGGCCTGCCCACTGGGCCTGGACCGCTCACAGCAAGCGCTGACGGCCGAGGGAGAGCCGGCAGTTGAGAGCCAGTACATCTGGGCGGCGTACAGCTACCACGCCGGGGCTGTGTGGTCGAAGCTGATCAGTGAGTACCAGGAAGCACTGGAGGCAATGCGCCGGGGTGATACCGACCCGATGCAGACCTACCACAACACCGTGCTGGGGATCCCCTGGGAAGACAGCATCGCCGGCAAGCTCACCTGCGATGGCCTGGCGGAGCGGCGGAAGAACATCGAGGGCGGCAACGGCTACCCGGCCGGGACCGTGCCCAATGGCGTGCTGTTGATCACCGCAGGGGTGGACGTGCAGGGCGGCGGCGGCTCAGTGGGTGAGCGGGTGGTGGTGACGGTGTGGGGCTGGGGCCGCGGCGAGGAAGGCTGGCACCTGGGCCACTGGGAGATCGACGGCGACCCGCAGCAGAAGGAAACGCTGGAGCAGCTGGAGCGGATCGCCGCGACGAAGTGGCGCAGGGAGGATGGCGCTGAGGTGCCCCTGGCGATGGGCGCAATCGACGAAGGCGGCCACTCGACACAGGAGATCAGGGACTGGTGCCGAAAGCAGGGCGGCCTGTGGGTGCCGGTGCGTGGTGATGGCGCCAAAGGCAAGCCGCTGGTGGGCCGCGGCACGCCGGTTGACATCAACCGGAAGAATCAGCCGGTGCAGAAAAAAGGCCTGCTGCTGTACCGGGTCGGGTACGAAACGAGCGTCTCGCACCTACAGGGCCGGCTGCGGAACGAGATCCCTGGGCCTGGGTATCTACACCTGGGCGAGGCCTCGACCGATCAGTTCCTAGCGGAGCTGTTCCCGTGGAAGCGTATGCCAAAGAAGGGCAGCCGCGGCCGGGAATACCACTGGGACTGCCCGACCGGAATGCGGGATGAGGCGGGCGACTGCACCCGGTACGCCTACGCCGCCCTCCAGCTAGTAAGCCGCCGCTACAACCGTCAAACCATGTGGGACCAGCTGGCGGCACAGCTGACGGCCTCCGTAGCCTCAAAGCAGGGAACGGCGCGGCCAACGGTGCGACGCCGCAACTTCAGCCTGAAGTATTGAGGAATGAACCCAGCCGATCTCTACCAAGGCGACCGGGTGACGTGGCTGGAGACCAGCGCTCCAGCTGAGGCCACTGCCCTCAAGGTCTGGCTGCGCAGCACCACCGCAGGTGCCGGGCTTGAGCTCAATGGCACGGCTGCCGATGAGGGATGGGAGGTGGTGATCAGCCAGCAGGCCACCACCACTATGACGCCCGGCGCGTGGGAACTGCAGGTTGTCGCAACGGTTGACGGTGCGCCTGTGACCGTGCGGCGCGGCAGCCTGACAGTGCGGCGCGGCCTGGCTTTCACTGGTACGCCAGGGACGTTTGACGACCGCAGCCAGGCGGAACGCGACCTCGACGCGGTGGAAGAGGCAATCCGCGCCCTGACCGCGGGTGCGCAGGAGTACCAGATCGGCAGCCTCGGCAACGGTGGCCGGAAGGTGGTCCGCGCCGACCTGGCAGAGCTGATCAAATGGCGTGATCGACTCGCCGCGCAGGTGGCCCAGGAGAAGCGAGCCCAGGCGCTGGCGAGTGGCACAGCCACCAGCCGCAAAATCCGCGTTGCCTTCCGATGAGCATGTTCAGCCGCGCCCGGCGATTGATGAACCGCATTTGGCAGGCCGGCCCGGGCCCTCGCGCCAGGCGGCTGCGGGCGCACGGGCTATCCCAGCACCTAGGCGGCCGGCTGCTGGGCGATATGCCAGCGGTCTACCTCGACCCGCAAGCAATGCTGCGCGGCGGGCTGAAGGAGATTCGGGCGAAGAGCCGCTATCAGGCGTTGCTGAATCCCTACGCCAGGCGTGCGATTCGGAGCCTGCAGATCAACATCGTTGGCGCCCGTGGCGTGCAGATGCGCGGGCAGATCCCCCTAGGCGGCCGGAGCAACCCCGCTGCCGGGCGAGCTCGCGCAGAGTCTGCCCAGCAGATTGCGGCGCTGCTCTCCCGTGGCCGCACCGGCGGAGAGCTTGACGCAGCGCTGGATCGGCTGATCCTGGCGCAGACCGCAATCGAGCGGGACGAAGAACGAAACCAGATCCTGGAGGCGAAGTGGCGGCAGTTCTGCAAACCTGACAACTTCGACCTGTCCGGGCGCTACTCGTTCCACCAGTACGAGCTGATGATCGCCGGTGCCTTCGGCTCCCATGGCGGAGCGATGGTGCGGATCATCCGCGAATCGGCCACAGGCAATCCGAACGCTGAGCAGCTGTGCTTCGAGCTGCTGAGCACTGACCAGCTGGATGAGGACTACAGCGGAGGGTCCGACCGACCTGGCCACTTCTGGCGGATGGGCGTTGAAACCAACGACCGCCGGGGAGGCCGGGTGACGCGCTATGCGGTGCTGCGCCGGCACCCCGGAAACATGGATCCTGGCGATCCGCGAAGCATGGAGCCGAAGCACATCTTCGTGGATGCGCGAGACCTGATCCACATCTTCATCCCGGAGGAAATCGGCCAGCTGCGTGAGATCCCCCACCTGGCGCCGGTACTGAGCACGATTCACAACCTGAACGAATACGAGAAAAGCCACTGGACCCGCAAGAGAATTGCGAACAACATCCTGGGATTCATCGAGAAGAAGCAGCCCGATGATGCGCCTCCCAACTCATCCTTGGTTGACGAAAAATCCCAGGCCACCGGCGAGGTGCTGTCGAACTCATCGCCTGGCGAGTGGATTGAGCTGTTCCCCGACGAGCACCCCGTGCCACCCCAGCTGGGCCCGGACGACAACCAGTACGAGACGGTGCTCAAGACCATGCTGCGCCGGTTTTCGACGGGTTTCACCGCCAGCTACTCGGCGATCAGCGGTGATCACTCCGACGCCAACTACAGCTCAATGAGGGAAGAGAAGCTGGAGATCCGCGACTGGTACAGGGTTGTGCAGTCGATCTTTATTCAGCAGTTCCACCAGCGAGTGTTCGAGGAATGGGTTGACGCTGCCGCGTTGGCGGGCGTGTTGCCGGTTGAACTGTTCGCCAACTACTGGAACGAGCCGGAGCTCTACACGGCGCCGCGGTGGCAGGCCAGAACCTGGAGCTGGGTGGACCCGGCCAAGGAAATGAAGGCCTACAAGGATGCCCAAGAGATGGGCCTGCAGAGCACCTCCGATCAGATGGCGGAGCTCTACGGCACTGACCTGGAGCACACCTGGGCCCAGATCGCGTACGAGATTGCATTGCGCCGGAGGCTGGGGTTGTCGCAGCCCGCGGCGTCACAGCCGGCCCTGGCACCACAGCCAGAGGCCACCCCTGAGGGTCCATAGCCTGAGGCTAGAAACTGCTTGGGTTGTATGTCTGGCGTGACGATCAAGGCTGCGGCCGAGGGCGCAACCCTGGAGCTGGCCCTGATCGGGGAGGTCGGATGGGAGATCAACGCATCGGTGCTGCAGCGGGCACTGGTGGGCAGGACCGAAGATCTGACGATCAACCTGTTCAGCTATGGCGGCGATGCGATCGAGGGCCTGGCCATCTATTCGATGCTGGCGAGGTATCCCGGCAAGAAACGGATGGTGATTGATGGCGTGGCTGCATCGGCCGCGTCGGTGATTGCGATGGCGGGCGACGAGATCGTGATGCCCGAGTCGTCGTTCCTGATGATCCACGAGGCGTGGGGCCTTGCGATCGGCGGATCCGGTGATCTGCGCCAGCAGGCCGACCTGATCGACCGCATCAGCACCGCCTACCGCCAGGCCTACTCCGCCAGGTCTGGAATGAGCGATGAGGACGTGGCGTCGCTGATGGCCGCCGAGTCATGGCTGACTGCCGCCGAGGCGGTGGAGTTCGGGTTCGCTACCGAGGCGGCGCCAGCCCGCGAGATCCGCAGCGCTGCCGTTCCCCGCGGCCGGTTCGCCAAGGTGCCGCAGGCGCTGGTGCAACTGGTTGAGTTTGTCGAGCCCAGCCGCCCAAAAGCTCAGGCCGCCACCGTGCCAGCCGAACCCGCTCCCGCTCCCGGGCCTGAACAACCTGAGCCCGTCGCTGCTGCGACTGAAGGGGGTGGGGGACCGGAAGTGCTCCATAGCCTGAGCTCAGGTACGCAAACTGCACCTGTCCCCATGACCATCCAAAACACCGAAGCGGCGGACCGGGAGGCAGCCGCTATTCAAGCGGAGCGCGACCGGGCCCGCACCATCCGCAATATGTGCGAGCAGTCCGGCGCTGGCGTCGAAAAGGTCGATGAGTACATCAACTCTGGCGCCGATGTCGGCAAGGTCCGCGAGGAGCTGTTCGCCCTTGTCACTGGCAAGGAAAAGCGCAGCATCACCAGCCGCCTGCAGGATTCCGGCGATGGCCTGCTCGGAATGAGCGACCAGGAAGTCAAGAGCTACAACATCCTGAACGCCATCCGCCACTTCTCCGACCCGACCGATGTGCGCCTCCGCGAGGCCGCCGGGCTGGAACTGGAGGCGTCCGCTGCTGCAGTGAAGCAGTCCGGCCGCGAGCTGCAAGGCTCGTTCCGCATTCCTGCAGACGTGATGATCGCCCAGATCCCTGGGATGGGCGCTGGCCGCAAGGGCATCCAGGCCAATCAGACCGCAGGCGGGTTCACCACCGGCGGCGCGCTGATCGATACCGACCTGCTGGTCGGTTCGATGATCGAGTTGATCTACAACCGTCTGAGCATCACCGCTGCTGGCGCCACCGTGCTGAGCGGCTTGGTGGGCGACATCGACATCCCCAAGGAAACCGCAGGCCCCACCCATTACTGGGTTGGCGAAGGCCAGGCCCCGGATGCGTCGGAGATCCTGGTTGGCCAGCTCAGCCTGACGCCCAAGACCGTGGGCGCCAAAACCGTGCTCACCCGCCGGTTCATTGGTCAGACCTCGTTCTCCGCCGAAGCCTGGGTTCGCAGCCACCTGAGCCGCAAGGTGGCCCTTGGTATTGACAAAGACTTCCTGTATTCCACCGGCGGATCGAAGCGCCCCCTAGGCCTTCGCCACACCGATGGCGTGAAGCTTGAAACGCTCTCCGGTGGCCAGACCAAAACCATCAACAGCGTCAGCTACAACTTCGGCACCTTCCTCAACCTGGTTGAGATGGAAACGAAGGTGAGCCTGGCGAACCTGGATGTACCCAGCATGGTCTACATGGTGAACGCCCACGCCAGGGGCGTTTACAAGACCACCCTGGAGAATGCTCAGAGCGACTTCTACATCCTGCGGAACAACGAGATCAACGGCTATCCGGCCCTGATGTCTAACCAGCTGGAGGTGAACAACAGCCTCTTCGGCGATATGTCGCAGATCCTGCTGGCGTTCTGGAGCGGCCAAGACATCGGCGTGAATCCTTACAAGTACCAGGATTCGGGCAGCGTCGAGATCAGCATCCTTCAGGATTGCGATTTTGGCGTTCGCTACCCCGAGGCCTTCGTGTTCGGTATCTGATCATGCAAGTCGAGATGCTTGATTCAATGGTGATCAATCGTCAAGATCGCGAGATCGGCGACGTGCTCACTGTTGACAACGATCTGGGCCTTCACATGATCCGCAACAGCTGGGCGGCTGAGCACGTCGCTCCCGCTCCAGCCGCCGAGCCCGAAGACGAATCCCCCCGCCGTGGCGGAAAACGGCGCACCACCTACAACAACCCCGAGCTCAGCACGAGCACCAATCCCCCCACGGAGGAACCCTGACCATGATCAGACAACGCAACTTGGAGGCGCTGCACAGCGTCACCATGCTGGCCCCGACCACTGTTTCGGCCGCTAATGACACCGCCGCCATCGACTGCTCTGCGTTTGACGGCGATGTGTGCCTGATCCTTACCGCTCCGGCCAGTGCGTCCGGTAGCGCCATGAAGGTGAAGGTGCAGGCCGGCAGCGCATCCGACGGCAGCGACGCCGTGGATGTAGCCGACGGGGCATTCCCTGACCTGGCCACTGCCGCCTATCACAACCGGCTGGTGCTTTCCAAGGATGATCTGCCGGCCCGCCTGCGTCTGCGGTTCTTCGATGAAACCGGCACCTACAGCGCCGCCGTGAGCTGCGTTGCAGTGGGCATCAAGAAGTACCGCCCCTAACCATGATCCAGGAAATCCCCGATGATTTCCTGCTGGCTGACTTCGGCTCCAGCGTCACTGCTGGGGCCGTTGTTGGTTTGGGCTTTAAAGATGAGATCAGTAATTTTGTGCTGGACGATCGGGTGATTTCGATCGACTGCACCCTGACCGTGCGAACCGATCTCTTCGGCGAGCTGCAGTATCGCGACCTAGTGGAGCACGGCGGGCAGTCCTACCGGCTGTTGCATGAGCCCCTGCGGCAAACTGATGGGCGGTTCTGCGTGATGCTGCTGGAGAAGATTGAGGCCGTCTTTACGGTGTACGTCGAAGGCGTCTTTGAGGCCGGGGTGTTCGTATGACGCTGAATCTGACCCGGCGACTGGTCAAGGGCACGCCGCTTACGGCGGCGGAGCACGATAGCAACCTGGACAAGCTGGAGGATGGGATTGAGGACATCGAGCTTACGCCTGGCCCTGCTGGCCCAACCGGTCCCGCAGGGCCGCAAGGCCCGGCCGGCCCTACCGGTCCTGCCGGTGCGACTGGAGCGACTGGAGCAACCGGCCCTACTGGGCCCCAAGGCGCGAAGGGTGACGCCGGCGACACGGGGCCCCAGGGCCCCGCAGGCGCACCTGGCGCAACAGGCCCACAAGGACTGAAGGGTGATACCGGCGACACGGGGCCTGTTGGCGCGACCGGCCCTGCAGGCCCGACAGGGCCGCAAGGTCCGCAAGGCATTCAGGGCATCAAGGGGGACACGGGCGACACCGGCCCTGCTGGACCCGCAGGCTCGGCCGGGCCAACTGGCCCCCAGGGCCCTGCTGGTGCGACCGGCGCAACAGGGCCTCAGGGCGAACAGGGCATTCCTGGCCCCACCCCCACGCTCCAGGCCAACCAGGTCTTCGCTGGCCCCCCATCTGGCGCTGCAGCTCCAGCGGCTGGCCGTCTATTGGTCGGCGCTGATCTGCCGGCGATCAGCGACGGCATCGTACTGATGATCAGCAACCGTGGCGAGACCGCAACGGCTGGCACCAACTATGCCGAGGTGCCGGTGCCAGTACCGTCTGGCAACTTCACTCTGGCGGCCGTGCGGTTTGGCTCTCACATCGACACCACCGGCAGCAGCAGCACGACGTTCAACGCCTACCGCCGAACGGCGGCGGGCGTGAAGACGAGCGTGCTGACGGGCAATGCCACGCTGGCAT